AGGGTGGATTGGTAGCTAACCGTTCTACCTTTATCATGCAACCGGGTCAGGCATTACAGCTAGAAAACTTTGAGCCAGACATTGAGGGTGGCTACAAGCGAATCCTTGGCTTTCAAAGGCATGTCCGTCAAGTAGTACCTTATACTACTTCTAATAGTGAAGCAGTGCTTATGGTTACTACGTTTGCTAACAAAGTAGTAGCAGCACGTGGTGAGAAAATATGGAGTAGTGCATCTACTACTTTAGGAACAGACACTACAGCCGCAATAGCCGCTAACACAGCTATGACAGGTTCAGGAACTATTACTGTAGAGTCTACTTCAGGTTTTAGTTCTAGTGGCACACTGCAAATTAATGATGAACAGTTTACCTATACAGGTGTTACCTCTACCACATTTACAGGTGTAACAAGGGCGGTTAGTAGCACTACAGCAGCAGCACACACACAAAGCGGTGACACCAATATAACACCTGTATCAGAGTCATGGACAGTTAGAGACACAGGACGAACTAATGCAACAAAGTATTCTTTTGAACGCTTTAATTTTGACGGTAATGATAAACTAATTGTAGTGGATGGGGTAAATGACCCTACAGTATTTAACACTTCACTAACAGCGACAGATGTTACAGCATCATCTGTAGAGGGTGCAAGTTTAGTAGCAGCATTTAGAGAACACATGTTTTACGCTGGTATGTCTAGCACCCCACAAGAGGTGGTATTTAGTCAACCATTTGACGAAGATGCATTTAACAGTGGCAGTGGTGCTGGCAGCATTAAAGTTGACGACACAATTGTTGGCCTTAAAGTTTTCCGTGAAAATTTGTTTATCTTTTGCGAAAACAGAATATTTAAATTAACGGGTAGTTCTTCTAGTGACTTTGCAGTAGCCCCTGTTACACGTGACATTGGATGTATCAATGGCAAGACTATTCAGGAATTTGCTGGTGACCTTATCTTTCTTGGCCCTGATGGGCTGCGTACCGTTGCAGGTACAGCAAGAATTGGTGACGTGGAGTTGGGAACTATAAGTGCCAACGTGCAGTCTATATTTGATGAAAATATAATCAATGCTGCTGCTTTTGAGTCTGTAGTTATACCTAATAAAACACAGTACAGACTATTCTTTTCTAAGCAGGGTGGTGCTGAAAGTAAGACAGAAGGTATTGTTTGCGTCCTTAAAAATCAAGCAAGTGGACAGCAAGGATATGAATTTTCTACCATTAAAGGTATGAAACCTGCAGCATCAGATACCTTTATTAAAACAGGTGATGTTCTTGTACTACATGGTGGATTTGACGGGTTTATCTACCGACAAGAACAAGGCACTACGTTCGATGGCACAGCTATTAATGGTAGATATAGAAGCCCAGACTTGACTATGAATGACCCCGGCATTCGTAAACATATGCAAAGGGTTATTGTAAACTTTAAACCTGAATCAACAATTGATGCAGACTTGTTTGTACGTTATGACTACGAAGCAGCAGGTTCATCAAGACCAGCAGCATACGCACTAGACTCTACAAACATTGCAGGTATTTATGGAACATCAACTTATGGTACACCAACATACGGTGGACCGTCACAGCCTCTAGTAAGACAGCCAGTGGAAGGTTCTGGATTTGCTGTAGCCTTGCGAGTAAACGATGGTGGAACTACTGCCCCATACTCACTCAAAGGTTTTCAATTAGAGTATCAGTTAGGAGAAAGACGCTAAATGGGTGCTACATATACAAGACAGTCATCCTATACTGACGGTGACGTAATTCAAGCAGCGGATACTAACAACGAATTTGACCAGTTGTTAGCTGCCTTCCAAGCCAGTACAGGACACACACATGATGGCACTGCCAATGAAGGTGGTTCTATTACTAAGCTATTAGGTCAGACACTTACATTTGGTGATGGCACAGCAGGTACAGATGTAACTATTACTTTTGATGGTGAGTCAAATGATGGTGTACTCAAGTGGATGGAAGACGAAGACTATTTTGAGTTTTCGGATGACATACTTGTAGCCAGCACAGAGAAGCTGCAGTTTCGTGACACAGCTATCTACATTAACTCAAGCACTGACGGTCAGCTTGACATTATAGCTGACACAGAAATACAGATAGCTGCCACCACTATTGACATTAATGGTAACGTAGATATATCAGGCACACTTACAATTGGTGGTGCTGGTATCTCTGAAGCAGAATTAGAAATACTTGATGGTGCAACAGTCACCACAGCCGAAATAAACATCATGGATGGTGACACAACTGCATCCTCTACTACTGTAGTAGATGCTGACCGTGTTGTATTTAATGATGCTGGAACTATGAAACAGGTGGCGGTCACAGACTTAGCTGCCTATTTTGATGACGAAATTACGGCAATGCCTAATCTTGTTACGACTGCTGCCACAACAGTTGGCGCACTTAACTCTGGGTCTATTACATCTGGCTTTGGCACTATTGACACTGGTTCGTCTACTATTACCACTACAGGTCTAATCACAGGTGGCTCTCTTGATATTGACGATGTACTTATCAACGGCACAACAATTGGTCACACAGACGATACAGACCTAATTACTTTATCAAATGGTGTAGTGACTGTAGCTGGCGAAGTGTCTATGACTACGCTAGACATTGGTGGTACAAATGTAACCTCAACTGCAACAGAGATAAACATTGTTGATGGTGATACATCTGCTGGCACAACAGCAGTAGCAGGTGGCGATGGTATTGTAACTAATGACGCTGGCACTATGCGTCACAGTAGATACATTTGATACGTATCTTGCTGCTACAACTAAAACTCTTACAAATAAAACTATTGATGTAGACAATAATACTGTATCAAACATTGAAGTAGACAACCTCAAGTCTGGTGTTCTTGACACAGACCTGTCTAGTGTTGCTGGCACAGACACTACACTAGCATCTGCCAAAGCGATTAAGGCATATGTAGATGCACAGCTTACTGCATCTGACCTTGACTTTCAGGGTGACAGCGGTGGCGCACTTAGCATTGACCTTGACAGTGAAACACTAGACATTGCTGGTGGTACAGGTATTGATACTTCTGGTTCTAGTAACACGCTAACTGTTGCGATTGACAGCACAGTAGCTACGCTTACTGGCTCACAGACAATGACAAACAAAAGCCTGACAGCACCTACTCTTACAGGTTCGTCTTCTGCTGCTGGCTCTATACTATTTAAAGAAGATACCGACAACGGAACAAATGCTGTCACGTTGATTGGTCCTGCCTCTACAGCAGACGTAACTGTAACACTGCCATCAAGTGCAGGTACAGTTGCACTAACGTCTGATATTGCTTCTGCTGGTATTTCAAGTGGTAACGTAGCTACTTTTACTAGCGGTGCTGCTGATGATGACTTCCTACGTATTGATGGTACAGCCATTGAGGGTCGTTCTGCATCAGAGGTGTTGTCTGATATTGGTGGTCAAGCAGCACTTACATTTGGAATATCAAACACCAATGCTGTAAAGATTGACAGTTCATCTGTAGCAGATGATGAGTTTGCTCGTTTTACAGCCAACGGATTAGAAAGTCGTTCTGCTACAGAAGTTCGTTCTGATATAGGATTAGGTACAGCAGCCGTTGCTGCAACAGGTATTAGTAACGGTAATGTAGCTGTATTTACAAGCGGTGCGGCAGATAATGACTTTCTACGTATTGACGGAACTTCTATTGAAGGTAGGTCTGCGTCAGAAGTTCTTTCTGATATCGGTGCTACAACAGCTACCCTTGCTGCTGACGAAGCTACAGCCCTTGCAATTGCTTTGGGTTGATGCAATAAACGCTTGACAAAGCGTTATAAGTATGGTATAATTATACTACATTTGGAGATATAAATGGCTAACACGTTTAAAGTTATAACAAGAGATGTTGCCCCTAACGCATCTGGTACACCTGAAACTTTGTACACAGTGCAGAGTGGTAGCACTGTTGTTGTTCTTGGGCTAACGCTTGCCAATGTACACACAGCGCAAGTTACTGGAACAGTACAACTTGTTAGTACAACAACTCAAACTAGCCAAACCCAAAACACAACAGCGCATATTGTAAAAGACATACCCATACCCGTGGGGTCTACTGTAGAAATTATGGGTGGTAATAAACTCATATTAAATGTCGGAGATATTATAAAGATAGATGCTTC